TGATAAGATCATCGAAGGTTTTGGGGAACCAGTACTCGAGCCAATTCTCGGTTTGTGTACGCGCGTAACTTTGGCGACCCGTGACGATATATATTTTATCGGCGTGTTTGCGTAAATACCCCATTTGTTTACACACGCCCGGGATCGGTTTAAGTTTTGCGAACTCCTCGGATTCGTAAAAATCGTGGACCATGTTTCGCGATTCGGTTTCGGTAATGTTAAACATATCTTTATAAATGTAAGGGTACCTTTTCGTGGTGGGAAACTTGTACCCACGGAACTTTGCCATGGGTCGTACGAACGAGACGAGAACTTCGTCGATATCTACGGCAACTCTTTTCATTTATTACAATATTCACTCATAATCTCTAAATACTATTCCGACGGGGAACCTTGGAATCCCGAGTTCCGTCAAGTTTTGGAACTTTACGGTAAGCATTTTACCGAAATAGTCTTCTTTATGTGCATAAAAATACTCTCTTTGTTCGATCGTACCTTCGGGTCGAACACAGAATGTATCCCCGTTTTCGGTTTTACAGACCCATACGACGGCATTGGCGTCTCGACCGTGGCCCGTCTTTGCGTCGACAACTTCGTATTCTTCCGTAACAAAATCCTTATACTTTAACAGGTAATTACTCCGTTTCCCGTTTTCATACACACTCGAAGGATCACGAACCATGGTCCCTTCGTACCCATGTGAAACGAACTGATCGTGGAACTGTTTCAAACACGTTTTCTTACGAACCAGTTTCGTTTCGACCGTAACGTGATGTTTACGCCTTTCCTCGAACGGTAAATCGGGACGATTCACGTCGAAATAATCAAAGACGTAAAACTGGAGTTGTTTCGGATCGGTTTTAAACAAACTCGTAATTTCCTCGAACGTTTTGTTTGGATCGTAACACTCGCCGTCGAGGTATTCACCCTCCTTAAGACCTTTACCGAGATACTCGGTTCCCGGAACGAGTTTTCCCGTACGCGAAATACCACCTTTATTCGAAACGAGTAACCGAACCCCGTCAAGTTTAGGTTGAACGTAAAACGGTTCCGTGATGTATCTTTTACGGTCTTCCCATTTGTTTGCTAACATGGGCATAACATCGGGGACATGTAAATTCTTCCACATGGTTTTAGCGCGTTTCAGGGCACTTTCGTACCCAAGCGGAACGTGTGTTGTTGAGATAGATTCTTTACCATCAACAACACCGGTTGCTTTAATAATATTCGCGGTACCGTCTTTGAGTTTTTCAACCCTGATAGACGTATACCTTTGATTGCCGTTTTTGTCCGTTTTAAAAATTGTTTCCATTATAATAGATGAGTAGTGTTCCACCAGTTGTAGATTATAAGCGAATGGAGCGACTTAGGCCTCCAGAAAACACGGTTATTCCTCTAAATGCAAATACTCTATGTATATTTCTTATAATAGCGACAATTATCGGTTTATATAAGAGACATGTAGACCTGAGAAACCCCCAGACCCGCAGGGTCTGAAAAGACTGTAATCGGGATCTAATCAACAGAATCAACGACGTTATATTTGATACATTCTTGTGGGTCTAAATATATGTCACGTTTCATAATTTTCTTAAGTTGTTTTTGTGGTATAGTCGTTTTTTCTTTGTACGTTTTTGTAACCATATCCATGAGTTTATCACACGATTTCATTTCGTCTTTGAGTTCTTCGTATTTTCCCCAGAACCCGTTGGTTGATATTTGGTGTATGAGTACGTGTGCATTTTTACCTATACGACGTTCGTGACCACCTAAAAGAAGAAATGTGGCGGCGGAACAACATACACCTTGTGCTATGGTAATGACTTTCACTCGAGATTTCTCGATAATGTTCATGGCACTTAACCCCGCGAACAAATCACCCCCTTCACTACATATATGAAAATGTATAACAGGTTCGTAACCAATAAGTTCAGCTTTCTTTTTAAGAAGGTCAATTTCAAGTTTCTTAAAATCTTCAATAAACTCAAGGATATCTACATCTGTAATTTCACCGTAATAAAAAATTTCATTACCAATGACACGAGATATTTTAAATTCCTGTTCTTCTTCGGTAGATGTCGTATTCATTTAATTATTCTGTACATACTTCTTTAATCATTTTTTTGATTTTTGTAACCTCCCTTTGTTTAAGTTTATTTTGTAAAGCTAAATGGTTCATAACATCAAAATCTTGGGGTGTTAAATTATATTCCTTAAATTTTGAAACGTCACCTTGTTTTGCATATTCTTTGAGTAACATGAATTCGTGGTGTTTCATGTGTGTATTTGACCGTACCTGTATACTTCTTACCTTTTGTTCGCGCATTTTTTGGTTCCCGTATTTTGTCCATGCACTTCCGGGACGAATATCCTCTTTAATGAGTAAATTTTTCATGTAGAGTTTAGGAAGTTTTATAGCATTTAAAACAAAGTATGGCATACAGTCCCATTCACCTTTATAAAGTTCTGTATCGTATAGATCGGCAACGACTAAACTTTTCATGATTTTATCGTAATGTTCCGTATCTGAACCAAGGTAATTTTCGTGTACTGACCCCCAAACGTGACCGTGTTCATGAACGGTTTCTTCTATGTCTATGTTACCGGGTTTACAAAAAAAGTCTTCAATGATTTCCTTGGGTGTTTTAAAGATATCTTTATCGTCGTCAAATTCAAGGTAACTGAAATAATTTCCTATATTTCCTTTACATTTTTCTGATGCTATTTTTGTACGTGGATGCTTTTTGTTTAACCATTGTATAGTTTCAGGTTTACGTTTTGGTATAAACACGAGTTTAAAATTTGGTAACATATGTACATTTTTAGACGTAACAATTAATGATTTTTTTGTAATAGACCCCCCTTCACAGACGGTTTCAATTATACTTTTATAAGCGGTATCGGATTCATAATCGTCCACGTAAGCATACATGTTTGAATTTTTTATTATACTCAAAAACACGTCTTTTTTAGATAATACTTCATCGTATAATTCTATACTATTTGATTTATCAAAAATTTTATTTAAAATATATGTTTTCCCAACACCAGCCGCGCCACATATAAATACATTCTTACCTTTTTCTATTAGTGATGTGATTTCTTTTATTTCGCGTTCATGGAGCGAAATATCCACATTCTTTTTTTGTTTATGTATTGTAACGAAGGCATCCATGTCTAATGAAAATGGAGAAAGTGATCTCGCTACTCAAGCTTTAGATATTATTATGGAAAACAATACACTTCAAATGCGTGTTATAGAACCTTTAAAAAGGAAACTATTTCCTTATTTGATGTGTATTACAGTCTTTAACTTTACTTTATTTGTTATGGTGGCGTATCTTGTGAATCGTCTTTCGGTGATTCTGTAACAACTTCCATAAGTTCGGTGCGTCTTCGAAGTTCTTTCATGAGATCACCTTTAAGACTCACAAGCCCTTTATCTTTTAAATCCGATATTTCATTTTTACGCTCTTCTATTCTCTCTATATCGGATTTAACCGCTTTTTTAGCTGTAGTTACATTTCCTCGTATTTCATCGAGTTCGCGTTTAAGTTCGCGTTTAGCGGTACCACCAATTGCATCTTTAAGTTTGGTCATAACCGTGTTTTCTGCAATGGCTTTGAATGGCATGATAGGCTGTATATGCATGATTTCTGGTTTAAAGAACTGATTATCGTCTGGGAATTCTCTTTCAAAATCATCGATAGTTTGTTTTGGTACATTCGGTGATTGTTCGATAAGTCTATCGTATTCGTTACGACAGTTTTCGACCATGGTCGTACCGTCCTGTATTCTTTCACTCAAGGGCAATGTAAGTTCAAGACGGATAGTTCTCGAGAGTTTACCATATTGTACCGAAGCGACACGGTGACCTTCCATAAGTTCATTGATTTTGAGAAATTGCATGATTGTTGTTGCAATAGCGGTGATTAAGTTCAAACCACCAATAGCCGAAGGTACAAATGGTTGAACCGTCGGTGGAAATGTTTCCTGAGCAAAGTTTGCTGTGCCTGTAACTGTACTTACAATAATAAGTGGTATAGTAAATTTCATACTCAATTTTTTATAAGAACAATAGGCTTGGTAGTGCATGTAACGGTAACACGCAGCAGCTTCACCCCATGACTTTAATATTTTTTCTTGTTGTGGATGCCATATTTTCGGGAGTTTCTTTTCTTTGTCCATACTAATAGATATGAACATTATATTCTTCATTCATTTAGTGCTTTTCATAACCATGTTGGTCATTCCATTCATGAAAAATAAACAAAACCTCGAGTTTTATTCACTTCTCGTTCCATTCATTTTCTTTCATTGGTCGGTAAACGATGATACGTGTGCATTAACGCAAATGGAAATGGTTGTAACTGGTAATAAAAAAGAAGAAACGTTTTTCGGTAGGATTATGGGTCCCATATACAAAATGGACGATACTGAAGCAAATAAATTCCTGAAATCTGTTTTCTTTTTTCTTTGGTTACTTGTTCAGTATAGACTCGATAGAATTGATTTGACGCCACTTTATGAAGTCAAAACCCGTATTATTAAATAATATTTGTATATATAAAAATGAAGATCAAAAACAAAACACAGCAAAAATTAATAATTATTGTGTTAGTGTTACTCTTTGCTTTAACCGTATATCAAATACGTAACCCAATTGTAGTTAATAAACAGGTTCATGTACCCGTACCTGTTGAAGTCCCAGTGCAGATTCCAATGGAAAAAGAATTCAGAAAACCGCCTATCAAAGAGTATAAACCGGGGTACGTTCAACAAATGGGGGTTCTCGTAGGTCCAGATGAAGAAACTTTACCTTTATACGGTAAAGAAGTTAGAGGTAGACGTGACCAATACCATTATTATACAACAACACCAGGTGAACAAGTATACCCACTTCCCGTAACCATAAATAACCGCGATTGTATGGACGATATTGGGTGTCAAGAACTGTATGGGAATGAAACCGTTTCGGTTTTAGGGCAAACGGGTTCATTCCAGGCTAAAATGTATAGAACGGATAACTTTTTTTAATCTTTCTTTTCTGGAACAATGGCTTCATATGCACAATTTCCCACTGTTATTGTTTGTGAACTCATACAGCAACACGCGAGGCATAATGCCGCCACAATTTGTGGAGTTTTTGTAAATTGTATAGCTACTCGTGCTGGTTTATAAACCATATAGAAACATATTAAGCAACAACATATCGTAGATGCTAAACTCATCGGCTTACACTGTAAAGATGTCATTTATATTAAACAAATAAAATTATATTGGGTAATATAAATGAAGATTGATATTCTTAAAAACGAAGCAAAACGTTTAGGTCTTCGCGTGACTAAAAAAGTAAAAGGGAAACGTGTCCCTCTTAGTGAAAAAGAACTTAAGGTGCGAATTGAAAGAAGACGACAACCCGCGCTGGAAATACAGGTTCGCAACTCGAAAAAACTTATACGAACGTGTAAATCGTTATTAAAGACGATGGAACCAAGTGTTCCTAGAGCTCCTAGAGCTCCTCAAGTTTCGGTAAAGAAAGTCGCACCTCCAATTCCTCCTGCACCCCCAGTTCCTCCGCGCCATGTAAAGCGCGACCCTCGTGCAAATTTAATGACGGCACTCAAAGCGAACCTTGAAAGGCGTGGTATTAGACAAAAGTTAAACCAAACCTCTTAGTTATTATTTTTTTAGCACCTTCAAGTTCAGGGTGACTCCATAATAACCATCTCGACCAAAATCCCGCGGTATACAAACCTGATTTCGTCCAGTTTTCTTTATCGCTTCGTGTAACATCAAGCATATTTTTATGAACAAGATTAGGATCGGTCTGTTTTTGAACCATGTGTGGTACAAAACCACCGTGACGCGTGACGTATAAACGCATACGTAACGGATTTTTGTGTTTTGTATAATCTGAGTATCCTTTGGCCCCAAAATCAACAAATTTTTCATCGTCGAATGTGACTCTAAATTTTTTATCGAACCGCGGACTTTTTCTTAAACGAACACGCATTATATAATTATTGAACATATTTATTTTGTAACTTGGTGAGTGTATAATGATGATAAAAATGAAGTATACCAATTGATAATGAAATGTAAACAGCTGGGTTACGTCTTGCTTTTTTATTTAAAAGAATTAAAATAAGCGTTGTCAAAACGACAATTGTTGGTATTGTAAATAGCCTAATTTTAACACCGGACAATTCTATAAACCGTTTATCTAATGTATTAATTTTATCAGTTTGTTCTGGTGCGTAAGATTCTTTTCCTTTATAATCTGGCATTTATTATATGTAAACAAAAAAATGTGGTTTCTCATGATACCATTTATATTGTTACTAAACGATTATTGTAAAACTCCTATAGATAGACTCTATTTTCAGAGACCTTTACGACCTTTGGTAGGTATACGAAACTCAATTGTAGACTTGTTTTTTTATAAATCGCATTATTCTGTTGATGATTTTGTAGGTCTTTGGCGTGTTCAAAAACACTTTTTCGATATAAAAGACGAATATGACGCATTACATAGAAACGCACAAAAACACTATTTCCATGATATCGATTCGTGGTTTGAACGTAACGAAAACTATTATTATTATAAAATACATGATTTCCCAAACGTATATGCGTTTTTAAAAACCATACCATGTATTGATCGTGCCATGATTGCAGTCATGGAAGGACCAATGTCTATACCAGCACACCGTGCTGAAAGCAATTTACAGTTACGGTACCATTTAACACTCGAGGGTACGAGTAATCTTGATACTGAATTTGAATTCCATAAACATGAACCCGGTGAATATATACTTTTTGATCACTCGAGGTACCACCGTGTCGATAAAACGAATGAAGGTAAACGCGTTGTATTGATTTTAGATATTAATCGGTTTTATAAATTTCCATATATAAAATAATCCTATCTTTATCTGATTGATTTTCTGCCCAGTGTTTTTTACGAGCATTCATGATTATATGTTTACCATCTTCTTCTGTAACTTCACCTAGATCTATGTGATGAAGTATACAGTTTTCTGGACATTTTATACCTAAATGATATGTAAATATATAATCATCGCCTACATAATCAATATGTTCTTTTAGTTTTACACCCCCTTTCATTAACGAAAACCCCGCTACATGTATACCTTTGATTGAAGATAAGAGTTGTGTTGTTTCTGGACATAATTTACAATTACTTGCAATAAAATTACCATCCCATATAAGTGGCCAACTTATCCATGATTCCTGAACATGATCCTGACCACCTTTCAACCACCCATGTTTACCATTTGTATATAACATTATAACTTGTTTTAGATATTCAGAACCAACCCATTCACCTTCTTTACGAGGTTCATTTCGTATGAATGTTTTTGGTAGTAAATTTACTTCCCTTTGTAAAATGTGAACGTAATTTTTTAATTCATTTAAATGCATTATCCATATAAGTGTTTTCTACACACTGCTTTATACATGTTATGATCACCAACAAGTTCGAGTTCGTCGTTTTTAACAATACGTTTTGTAAATGGTCCATGTGTTCCATCCATACACTCCATACACATTGCTGATATTTTAAACACTTTATCGGCGAGAGGTACACAATCTACTAGTTCACCGAACTTTCTTTGTTTATAATCACCATCGAGACCGGCGAGTAAAATCGTTTTACCCGAATCAAGAACACGTTCGACGAATTTTTTAAGGCCGGTAAAAAATTGAGCTTCATCTATGGCTATAACGTCGACGCCCGAAAAATTAACTTCTTCGAGAGTATTTGTTTTTATACAATCAAAACGAACATTATCGTGGGTACGTAAAACATCTTCGGGTGCACGTGTATCTTTTTTTGAATTTATAACGAGAATTTGTTTACCTATAACTTTGTATCTTTTTAAACGCCGAATAAGTTCGGACGTTTTTCCCGAAAACATGTTACCCATGATAATTTTCAAACTCATTTCTAAATATACGGTATATTATTTTAAATGGTTTTAAAGAAAACACTCATAGAATAATAAAAACATGGAAACACTTAGAATTAAACGATTAACTCTCGAAGCAACTTTACCAACGCGTGCATCCCCTGGTTCGGTCGGGTACGATTTATATAGTATGGAAAACATGACGATTAATGCATGTGAACGTGGTATTGTGAGTACGGGTATTTGTGCAACTATTCCTAAAGGTGTCTATGGACGTATTGCACCAAGATCGGGTTTAAGTGTAAAGCATGGTATTCAAACGGGTGCCGGTGTGATTGACCCGGATTATACGGGTGAATTGAAAGTTATCTTGTTTAATCACGGGAGTGAATCCTTTGAAATTAAACAAGGCGATAGGATCGCACAATTGATTTTAGAAAGATGTGAAACGCCGCTTATTGAAGAAGTTGATGAACTTCAAGAAACGAAACGCGGTGAACGTGGTTTTGGATCGTCGGGTACTAATTAGGTATTATTTCCTTTTGAGTTGATAAATATGTTCTACTATAACTGTGGAACCTAAAAATGTTAAAAGTGGGTTATCGTATTTGTAGTAGCCGTAATACATTACAATTATACCCCATAAAAATGCGAGATAATCCGTAGTGGGTGACGCCATATAACTACAATTTGAATTTGTTGGTATAGAACTTTCCATCATTTGGTAATATATAGTACCCATTAACACTGATAATACTAGTGCTAATAAATGCATTATTAATATAGTATAACAAACTTTTTAATTTAACGTTTAAAAAAATCAAATTCAGTTTTGTGGATATACTTATCTGGTATTTTATATTGTTCAAATACTAAACTTATTCTTTTTGTAGTATAGTCACAAAAAAATGGTTCGACACAATGGTTCATATCACCTCTAAACGTTAATTTTCTACCTTGTTTAGGTTTATATACCTTTTCGTTATTTTTACTAGCGAATGGTTTTAAAATTAAGTTTCCACCCGTGTAATTTTCTGGTATACTTATATATAGTACAGTTGTACACACTGGCATTATAAATCTACCCATAAAATCTTTTATTTCAATAGTATCGTCACAGTGAAATTTTATATCGTTATGTTTACCAGTTTTATTATTAGAATTATCTAATATAGCAGTATTAACAATGTAGGCGTTTGTGCCTGGTTGTTTTATATTTTCAAAAATTTTATAAATTGTACCTAAATTATGATGTAAAAACATTTTTTTAGAGTTTTCATTTGTATTAAATCGAATAACATACGAATTATCCCAATTATGTTTTAATAATTCATGATTTAGTATATACTTTTTTAAATTTTCACATTCATTTGGTGATAAAAAATTATCTTCTATACTGACGAGTGGAAAATTATACGGATGTGATCTTTTAAATTCAAAATAATCTTCTATTTCAATAAACTGATTTATAATATATACAAATAGTATTATTATAAGTATATAATACACTGTATTCATATGTTATATTTATATAATTAATTGCCAAACGCGACACCACCCATACCATTCTTAATCCTGAGGATGTTATAGTTGACCGCATAAGCGCGAATCATGTTAAGGTTTGCACTCGCTGGACCGTTAATATTTATTTTCGCATTATCAATTCTCGAAAAGTTCAAGGTACCCGATGGTTGAGACTTGTTCATGGTAAGACAGAGTGGCCATGTATATATTTGTTCCGAATCGACCGTGTTGTTAAGAACTGAACAGTGTCTCGATGGAACGACGTTTCTATGGTATTCGTGTGTCATATTTTCAAAGAGTGGAACACCATTAATAAACATAGACGCGTCGGTGAACGTGTATGATGTAGATGCACCTACCGCCGAATCGTTACCCGCAGCTATATGAATAGCCTTCACTGGGTGGTTAAAGTAGGTCAAATCAATAGACGTGTCGGAAGCGGACATTGGTTGATGTTGTGTTTGGGTAATAAGAAGTTCATGTTCACTATTTGCAAAGAATTCACGTTCTTCTGTGTCAAGAAACACATACGAACCGTATACTCTTGGCGAAGAACCTAAACTAAATGTACCATTTCTACACTTAATTCTAATTTCAACTTCATGGTATTGGAGACCGACGAGTGGTAAAGATTTTGTCCAATCTTCACTGAAAAAGAATGGTATTATGTAACTACCAGTGGAGACATTATCACCACCATCTTGAGTCGTCGCGGCACACGTCGCTTTCGCAGAAGATTCATTGTATAATGTATTGTGTACGGTATTGATAAAAAGAGAATCTAATTTAGTCACTTCCTGACCACCAATCCACAAGGAAAATTCAGTTGGTGAGGTTTCATTCGATGTCGCATTCGCGGATTTAAAAATACAATCGTCGTTATTATTATTGTTAATATCTGCATTTTCAATCCAAACGTAACTCAAAAGATCACCTTTCGATTTTATAGGGATGGAAACTTCGTTTCCCGATTCAAATGTTCCGATGTAATCCATTCGTTCTGGTTTAATGGAAAAGTTTGTATGACGTTTATAGTTTTGTCTAAAAAAGGATACTTCTGGGTTGCCCGTGATATAGACATCCTGGGCACCGACTGAGACAAGATCAATCAAGGCAGCTGACATATTTACTATTATACTATATTAAAAAAATCGGGCGATAACGTAACAAGGTAAAAAATGGTTGTGTTCCAGGTACTCACCTGGGAACCACAAGATACTGAAGATGAACATTTAGTCAGTATTTTTGGTAAAACCCGTGAAGGTAAATCTATATGTGTGACCACGAGTTTTACGCCATACTTTTTTATAAAACTCCCGAAAAAAACAACATCTTTAGACGCTCGTAATTTATATACAAAGATCGATAAATTGTGCCCTGAATGTCTTATTGGATATGATGTTGTTCAATCAAAAGATGTATGGGGATTTCAAAATAATGAACAGTTTACATTTATGCAATTAAATTTCAAAAATTTAGCGGCGAGACGAATGGTAAATGGAAGATTAAAACGTACATTACCTGATGAACCTATAAAGTATAAAGTATATGAATCTAACTTAGATCCCGTCCTGAGATTAATGCATAGAACGGGTATACAATCAACTGGATGGATGGATTCTGGTGATTCGTGCGTGCGTTCGTATCTTGCACACGTGGATATAGATTTGTTTTGTAATAATTGGAAAACACTTAAACCCGTGGATATTCCCGAAACTGCACCTTTTGTTGTTGCATCGGTTGATATTGAATGTAATAGTTCAACGGGTAAATTTCCCGATGCGGACGTAAAAGATGACGCATGCTTTCAAATTGCCATATCACTTACACACTTTGGTTCGGAAGTACCTTATGATAAAACATGTTTGTGTTACAAGGAAACGGACGCAAATCTCGAAGGGTGTACAATTAAGAGTTATACAACGGAACGCGAAATGCTCATGGCTTTTAAGGCATACCTTGCTAAAAACGATGTTGATATCATTACGGGCTGGAACATATTCGGTTTTGATTTAGAATACCTTATTAAACGCGCCGTTGTCACGAAATGTGATTCATCATTTTACGAGTTGAGTAAACTTAAGAACTATACATGCGAACTTACGTATAAAAAATTGTCGTCGAGCGCACTTGGTGATAACGATCTTAAAATCGTACCAATGCCTGGGCGATTTATATTTGATTTATTCCACGAAGTTAAGAAAGGGTACAAACTTGATTCGTATAAACTCGATAATGTTTCGAAACTGTACCTCGGTGATAATAAAATCGATATGCCTCCAAAGGAAATGTTTGCGCGGTTTGTTGAAGAAGACCCCGTGAAATTACGTGAAGTTGCCGAATACTGTATTAAGGATACGTTGTTGCCACACCGACTTTTAGCAAAGTTGTGTACACTAATAAACTTATTAGAAATGGCGAAAGCGACCTGGGTTCCGTTATGTTACTTGGTTGAAAGGGGACAACAAATCAAAGTGTTTAGTTTATTAACAAAAAAAGCGCGTGAAATGGGATTTATGGTACCAACAATCACTTGGGGGCAATATTCTGCTGATGGATACGAAGGTGCAACTGTTCTTGAAGCACAAAAAGGTGCATACTACACACCCATAACAGCTCTAGATTTTGAAGGTCTGTATCCGTCTATTATGATGGCACATAATTTGTGTTATTCAACACTCGTCATGGATTCAAAGTATGACGATATACCCGGTATAACCTATGAAACGTTTGGGTTTTATAAATTTGCACAAGGTGTACCAAGTCTTTTACCGAGTATTCTTTTGGAACTCAAACAGTTTCGTAAACAAGCTAAAAAAGATATGGCAAATTCAACTGGTGCATTAAAAGAAATGTATAATGGTAAACAGCTCGCGTATAAAGTTTCTATGAACTCTGTATACGGTTTTACTGGTGCAGCAAAGGGTATGTTACCGTGCGTACAAATTGCTTCTACAGTAACATTAAAAGGGCGAAGTATGATTGACGAAACAAAGGTGTATGTTGAAAAGAATTTTCCGGGTGCAAAGGTAAGGTATGGCGACACTGATTCTGTAATGGTTGAATTCGATGTAGGGAACCGAACTGGACAGGAAGCGATTGAATATAGTTGGGAGATTGGAGAACGTGCTGCGGAAGAATGTACCAAACTTTTTAAAGCACCAAATAATCTCGAACTCGAAAAAGTGTATTGTCCATACTTTTTGTATTCAAAAAAGAGGTATGCTGCAAAACTATGGACGAAAGGTAAAGACGGGAAAATGCACATGGATTATGTGGATGTTAAGGGGTTGCAATTGGTAAGAAGAGATAATACACCACACATGCGTGAAGTATGTAAAGAACTTCTTGATGTCGTTTTAGAAAGTAGTGATACCGGACCACCAAAGGCACTTGCGTTACAAAGGGCTATCGAACTTATAGAAGGTGATGTACCAAACGAAAAACTTATATTGAGTCAGGGTTTATCGGATTCATACAAGTCTCAAAATTTATCACACGTTCAAGTTAGGAACAAGATGCGCGAAAGACAACCTGGTTCAGAACCACAATCGGGTGATCGTGTACCGTATATTCTTCTCGATACAGGTGATCCAAAAGCAAAGGCGTACGAAAAAGCTGAAGATCCCAAGTATGCAAAGGAACACAATTTAAAAGTGGACTATAATTATTATTTCATAAACAAATTTTTGAACCCTGTATGCGATTTAATCGAACCACTTTTTGAAGACCCAAAAGAAGAAATATTTGGTGAACTCTTAACACGTGTAAAACCAAAACGAAGACCAAAGAAAAAGGTGGAAGAGGAGGGTCAGAAAAAAATTAGCGACATGTTCAAAACACTTAAAAAATAATTGTGTAAATAATATATGTCTTCGAGGAAGTTACAAACTCTTTTTGATGAAGAAGTCGAAACTGAAGTGTATAAGCGTATGGTTAAGGAAATGCAAAAAATATCAATTAAATATTCAATAAATTTAAAATTGTTACTCGCAGATATACCAAATCCGTTAAATTTTTGTAAAGGTTTTAAAAAAGATGGTAATCCATGTGTCGCAAGAGCTAGACTAAATGGTATGTGTGGAAGTCATATAGATCAGCCACAACTTAAGGGACCTATAGAAATGGTTTCGAAGAATGATATGGGAATACGTCATACACACAGTTTACTCGAATGTATATTCAAAGCTGGATGTCCGGCATGTGAAGTATCTAAAAAGGAATTTAGAGATTTGCGTGGATTTATGTAATAATGAATAAATCAGCTATTCTACTAACATCAATCGATACATTTTATAACACTCCCGAGAATAGAGCTACACTTTTAGAAATTTTAAATAAGTCTGGGGGAATTTCTTTGAGAAATCTTGAATGGTTTATTACCAACTACTCAAAGAAAAACAATTTATCATATAAAACAAATGACGGTAAAATATTTAGTGTACATTGTGCATATAAATCGAGTTTAGACGGGTACAGTAAAAAGTTATTTGATCCATTTTGTAGATCGACTAAAATATCATATACCGTTCCGGGTACAGATAATAAAATATATACAACTGTAGCACAGTTAAATTTTATTAGATGGTGTATAAAAAACAATATAATTGAATATATTCGTGATAATAAAAATTCACTATTTTCTAAACAAGTGACATGACACCATTTTCAAAAATAAAGGTTTGATACCCTACATAATACAAATGTAATGTATAATCGGATGTAAGACCTTCTTTCATAGTAACGTCTAAAATCGTCCGGTTAGATTGTAACCGACTAAAATCCAACATTCCCGATGGCTCCACATTAATAGGATTCATCGAGAATGCATACGTATAAATACTTCTAAATGGTCTCGATAATCTACTTGTAAATGGTACAACGTATTTAAAATATTTATGATCACTATCTTGAATATTTGGTATATCTTCACCATTTACGAATATTTTAGCTTTTATCATGGGTGCATTATAAAATTCATTTGATATAGAATATTCATCACTCGATGAAAAATTATATCTATTTGCAAATACATTCGTTGTTAAAGTTGTGCCACCTTCATATGTGTCTTCATTTTCAAAGGATTTTTGTCTAAAAAACCAATTTAGTGTTTTTACAGGAATATTTGGAACAAGTTCGAGTTTTGCATTTGTTGTTCCCGCTGTAATATCCAAAGTTGGGTGTTTTTTAACTATATCTGTCATTAAAACGTGTCTTTTATTTGCTATATATGTTCTTTCACTTGATTCAAGTGTTATCTCTTCAGTCACGATATCAAATTCATTTATTGTAAGTGTATCTGTTTCATTTGTAAAAAAGGATTGTTTATGAAACTCGAATTCAAATTGAAGTTTTTGTTTATATATAGCACACGTCGGAAAATAAGGGCGATTTGGTGTATTTGTCTCATATTCATCACTTTCGTATTTACGTGAAAAGAGTAGAGGTATTGGTATAAAAACACGCGACTTGTTTCGGGCTAATATCTGATTACTCGCTAATAAAGATGTATCTTCAGCATTATTTCTATTTACCATGTATCTTTTTGTTCTTTTTTCTGATTCATCTAAGTACAATTCATCATATATGATACCCCAATCTCCGTGAAATTTTTCAACAATAATTTCATCGACACGCATAGTTACTGATTTTAAAATATGACGTCCTATTTGATCTGCGTAGTAACTATCATTACCCGACAAAGCTGGTAACTCTAAAGAAATGTACATATTTGCTAAAAGATCTCCCATGTTTTGCGGATTATATGTAACTTTAATGGTTTCACCAAAAGGCCAAGACACTGAAGAATTACTTGGTTTATTTACATTTAAACTTTTATGAAACTTAGTAAAATTTGAATGTTGTTTTGGTTCATACTTAAAGAGTGAATGAATAGGATCGGGATCTAAAAGGTATGTATCTTGTTTACCAATAGCATTAAGAGATACTATAGCACCTGTATTTGGTCCAGATGTATCACACATACTTACTACTTATTGTTTATATATTTTTAAATCCTTTTTCCACATATCGATATATGTTGTATGTTGCAAAACTTCGAGTTCGTGTTTTGTTTTTGTGGTTTCTTCCCTGAGATTTTGCACGGCTTCGTGTGTATACTGGTACGTTTTTATATTCAGGAGATAGTCGTACGAGTTCTCTATTGTATCAAATAGACTTTTCATTTCGCTTTCGAGTTCAGAACGTTTTCTTTTGAAAACAACGAGCTTCTCACTTATGACCATGTCCACAAACCTCGACATATTTTCCAATTTTTTTGTTTTTTCTGTTAAGACATTAATGAGATGCGTTTTTCGTTTTTTATATGTCTTTGTTCGTATATCAACGAAATCCACAAGTATTTCTTCTGGACTTTCGTATTTATGAATACCTTTGGTCGGATGAAATAAATGCATGTTTGTAACGTGGAAGGTTTTTTGAAGTTTGAAATCTTTTATGATATCATTACCTGTATAACCAGTAATATTGAAATCAACATTTTCAGTCGTACTATTATTTACATAGTTCGATATCTTCTTTTTCTCAACGAGTGTATCGAGATACTCTTTGTATTCCTGTGTCCATCTTCCTGGTGGAAGTTCTGTAATTTCAATCGTTTTACCAGTTTGTTTCCAAACGCCTTCCATAACCCATACACCGTCTTCGTTACTAAACACACGCCCATTGAATTTATTAAACCATGGTTTCATAGGGACAATTGTTTCTCCGGCGATAATTCTTTCTATATTTTTATGTATATCATCTGGATTAAACGGTGGTATGTACGAACTAAACCCAGTTCCTATACCTTCTGTACCATTTACTAAAACCGTTGGTAAAATGGGAACGTAATAGTCGGGCTCAATTTGTTTACCATCATCATCGAGGTAATGTAAAACGGGGTCATCTTTTGAGTCAAAAAGCTGACGCGCACTTTTTGTAAGTTTTGTAAAAATATACCTCGTTTGACTTGCATCTTTACCACCCATAAGCCTAGTACCAAATTGACCACATGGTTCGAGTAAATTTATGTTATTCGAACCCATAAAATTATGTGCAAGTTTTACAATCGTATCGGCCAAAGAGACTTCACCGTGATGATACGATGTCTTCTCCGAAACGTATGCCGCTAACTGTGCGACTTTCATTTCGGATGTAAGATTTTTAGTAAAACACGCGTATAACACTTTTCTTTGTGACGGTTTTAAACCATCGGAGACGTGTGCAATAGACCTTTTTAAATCTGCGAGACTGAAATTTACAAGATCTTTATGAATAAAGTCGGATATACCGAGTCGTTCAACGTTTCCATATGGTATTTCCAATTCAGAAGGTCTCTTTTCGGTACTTTCGAGTAGCCATGTTTTTCTCGAATCTGATTTTGATTTATCAAACGCGAGAATAATGGAATCGTCCATGGTTTCATCTGTGTTAAATTGAACAGTGAGATCTTTTATTTTTTTAAAATATTCACGAGCTTCTGCGGATGTAGATGTACCTAGACCCTTGTAATACTTAATTTTCCACCCTTGTTTACCGTTACCGTACCATTGTCTGAATGTAGAATCGGTATAAAACGATTTAGTTTCCGAGCCTTTCGTCGCTTTTATGATTGGTGTAACCATACTCACGACAAAGTTTAGTTTGAGTAAACTTGGCCAAAAATAATGTATCATGTTAAGAATGAGACCTTTGATATGACTTCCGTCGTTATCTGCATCTGTCATGATCATAAGTTTACCGTACCTGAGTTCGGAAAGAGACGTGTACACTTTACCCTGTTGAAGTCCTAAAATCTTTTTGAGATCGTTAAACTCTTTGTTTTCGGTGAGTTGTTTTACACTAGCATCTCTGACGTTTTTACACTTACCACGAAGAGGGAAAACACCGTAATGGTCACGACCAACTACGGAAAGACCCGCGATAGCGAGTGTTTTTGCAGAATCACCTTCGGTAACAATGAGTGTACATTTTTCAGATTGTGTGGTACCCGCCTTATTTGCATCGTCGAGTTTGGGTATACCCGTTATTTTCGATTTACGCGTTCCATCCGTTTTTTTGAGTTCCTTCATTTCGCGAAACTTCGATAAAGCGAGAAGCTCGTTTTGTACACTCGTTTTTAAAATATTTTTAATAAACGTCTTTGGTGGTTCGAATTTACTACCAAAATCTTGTGGTTTGAGCGTACACTCTGATTTAACCTGACTACTGAAACTCGGGTTAACAAGAGTTGCTTTTACAAACACAAAGAAAGCATTCTTAACCTGTTGCGGGCGAAGTTTTATCTTTTTTGCCATATCTTCAATAATACCATTTGCGAGTATACCAGAAACATGATCAACATGAGAACCACCTTTTGTTGTACATATTCCATTTACAAACGATACTTGTTCAAATCCATCTTCGGAAGGTGCAATACACACTGACCATCTATCACTCGTAAACGTACACATTTCATCGGATTTTGTGTACATTTTAGAGTATGTATTGAATGAACATTTTGGTAAAGGTTCACCTTGAAATTTCACTTTACAATTTTGCGAAGTACAAATGTTTGCGTCGTATACGCGTTTTTCAAAAATTTTATATATAGCATCATCTATTTTTGTCATACCGAACCGTTTCCAATCTGGAATAAATGATATACAAACACTTGATGTAGTTCCAGAATACTTTTTTAGTTTCGGCGGTTCACATTTTTTCATATTATCTGACCATTCTTGTGTATATATACATTTATTTTCTCCATCCTTTATTTTTATCGAAAACTTTGTCGAGTATACATTTGTAAGTTTTGCACCGTACCCATTTCGACCACCGACGACGCGTTCTTGTGTATCATCATAATTTGTACTCGTGAGTAAATGACCAAACGTTAATTCGGGATTCCATATACCTTCTTTTTCATGCATTTTCACCTCGATCCCTCCCAATGGACCGTTATTTTCTATGGATATTTCACCCGATGTTTTATCAACAGATACACATAGAGATGTTACATTTTTTGGGTACAATGAATTGCGGTCAATTGCATTGACTAAAATTTCATCAAATATTTTTAAAAGTGCGGGTGAATACACAACCGTTTTCTTTTCAAAATTACCATTTTCATAAATCCAATAGGGTTCTCCAACACGTGAAACTGGACCAACGTATGAATCCGGGCGTTTCAGTATATGTTCCACGTGCGTGAGTTTTTGTATACTTTCACTCATACTTTTTATACTTCGAGGTTCTTACTTAAGTATCTTTTTAATCCTTCAAACCAATATACTAATTCGTCTTTTGTTTTTGACTTGGGTGTAGGATAGATGTTTTTTATACGACCACATTCTCTATCACGTAACGTGTCGACACTAACTTTATATGAATTTATATAGCACGCATAACAAACGCGCTTTATATTCATACCAAAAAATTTTAAATACATGTTATTATTAATCATAAAGATTGGACGTAGTTTCCTATATTCACGGACAATAATACGTTCATTTGTATTATTTGTGTGTACGCATGGTTCTAAGGGACATTCACATAAATAACATTCTTTTGTCCATTTAAGGTACATAAAAAGTATTAGTCTTTATTTTTTATGTATTACAATCAGGTAAGACAACCCAATGGAGTACCGGCTCTAGGGATAAATTTAGAAATGCAACCACCGGTTCAGGAAGAACCTGAACCTGAACCTGAGCATGAGCCCGAGTCCGAACACGAACTTGAAAGATTGGATATACTATTTAATAAAATCGCACACCTTTTTATATTTTTTACAAATTGTCTATTTACTTTTATACTTCCTAATTTGATAAATATTATAAATCTCGTGTTTTCGGGTACAGTAGTATACGGCATTTTACAAATGAATATGAAATATGTGTATTTTCACACAATTTATCTAATAATAGGTTTGATCATGTTTATATATGTATCTATAGACACGTATATACTTTATTATTCCGTGTATACTATATTAAATATAATAACGATTGAACAATACAGTTAAAAGTTTTATTATACAAATATAATATGCGAGAATTTATTTTAAAAAGACTTGAATTGGGGAAAACAAAATATGGCCACGGTGTGCGTGTTGATATGGATACAGTTACATGGGGTACACCTAAAAATTCATGGTTAGAAATGGCTATAGAAGAATATATTGACGCTATAATTTATGTAGTTGCCGATTATATCCGAAAATTCGAAACGTCTGTGAGACCAGATGATAATGAGCGTATATTAGAATTATCATGTAATCCAGACTATATGTTGAGTGATTTTCACATCATGTCCATTAAAACAATTACAAATTTGATATACATGTCTACTCACCGAGAGTAAAACTATAAGTTCTTCTGAGTTTTACAAAGAACCACATTCTTTATTAACCTAAGTTATTTTTTTTTCATTAAAAACTAAAAAAGTAAAATGTCTCAATATTTTTTACCTACTGTTATACAGACGAATTTTAGTGATACTAAGAATATACTCACTAAAAAACATCAATCAAATGTTCAAAGTTACGAAGATTGTTTACGTATATCTAAAAATATAAAAAATTGTAAAAAGACACCCGAGGAAATGGCGGATATAATAAATAAGATGAGAAAACGGAAACTTGAATGTGAAAATAAAAGACCTATACAAGTTTTAAGTTCAGTACCAGAAAAACCTGTACATACAACTAAAATATGTCAGGCTTTTACATTGTCAGGAAAGAAATGTTCATTCAAAGCCGTGTGTGGGTGTTATTGTAAAAAACATAGAATAGATGATGAAGTGTTAGGAACCAAGCCAAAATTAAATATTTCGATATTATAAAACATGTTAGATCAGGAAACACTTCGACCCGTTATCGTAGCGATGTCTCTTTATCTTGTAATTTCAAAGATCGCACCAGAGGTTTTTAAAAAACCAACTAATGTCAAGTTCATTGATGATATTGTAGCAATGCTTATTATGCAACGAGGTTCACTTATGTCAGGTGCTATCTTAACTGGTATCATTACTTATCTCACCAACTACATTATCGACGAATTCTTGTAATACATTTTCTTTACATGTCAACATATGTGTTCTCGGATGTTCCATATACCTTATTTTCTTGGAATATGCATCTTCCATAAACTCTCGTAATTGTTTTTCATCGGGTTTACCCCATTTCATCCCCGCTTTAAACAAAAAATCATCTTTTGGTATTTCTTGTAAACCGCATTTTATAGTATATGGTGTTTTGATATATTCGGGTGCACCCCCATATTCCGTTATAATAACAGGTTTGTTTCGTAAAGCTGCTTCGACTGCACCCATACCAACGCCTTCGGAACTTGAAAAACTTACATAACAATCACCCATGGCATGTATACTTTCCATTTCTTCATCTGATATGAGCCCGTTTATAAACGTAACGTTAGGTATTCGCGCTTCCACGGGTTGTTTACACGTTGCTTTTACAATCAAACGCGAATCTGGTTTATTCATACGTAGGAATGTTTCCAAGATTTTATTAAAGTTTTTTCGTGTATCATGAACATTACCTATATGGTAAAACGTATACGGTCTTTTATCGGGTATATGTGCGTGTATGACGTAAAATTTAGTATCAGGAAACTGACGCTTAAATACTTTTCTACAAAATTCACTCGGTACAGCAATTTTGTCAAAGAGTTCAAAAAGTTTACCATAATCTTCGTGTACTGTTTCGGTTTCACAAACTGTCATACACGTTACGTGTTTGATTTTTCTTTTTATTTCAGGTATCTTATCTAACCAATACTGTACAGGTAAAGCAAATATAAACGCTCTTTCACATTCTGGTATTTCTTTATGGATCTCAATATACTTACTTTGTGGAAAAAGGTCCATATATTTTTTACAGTGTTGACCTATACCACTCAGGAGAGTTGGACCAATGAATAACATTTAGTATAAAGATAATATTTCTTTTATATATATTACGCGATGAACTCTATCAGGGAACAAATTGAAACTGCTCTTCAGCGACCAAAAATTAACAAAGAAACCGTTTATGGTATTCTTAAACAAATCGTGGATGTAATTGAACCACCAGCTTCGGCTCCAGCTCCACCAAAGGCTCCAGAGCCAGCTCCAGCTCCAGCTCCAGCTCCAGCAAAGGCTCCAGCTCCACCAAAGGCTCCAGCTCCACCAAAGGCTCCAGCTCCACCAAAGGCTCCAGAGCCAGCTCCAGAGCCAGCTCCACCAACTCCAAAAAGAAAAACCGTTAAACGGGTCGTTAAAAAGAAGGTTGCGGAACCGAAGGAGTAAATTTATTTTTGACAAATACAAATCCACCTATTATCATGGCTATGAATAACAGTAAATAGCGAAATGGGTACTTTTTCTTTTTTTCAATTTCCATTTTTTCGATATCCTCCTTATCGGGAAGTTTTTTAACATTTATGTTAAGTTCATCTATCTTGCCTATAAGTTTACGTAAAGCTTCTAATATTTGAAGTTCTCTGTCAGTCGGTTTTTCTTTGACATCTATTGTTGTTATTTCAAGAACCATATACCACGACGCATCTGGTTGAAGTAATGCATAGTCTTGATCACCCTGTGATTCATATATCTCAAAATGAAGTTTTTGTATAGATATAGGGTTAAAAAAATTAGTTTGTCTTTGAAATGATCTCCATTGTTTATCACGCATAATAAAATCATTACTCCCTGTAAAACTTCGTTCTAATGGTACACGCGCAAGAATTTCACCATTACGTTCGTTTAATATTTGTCCACGTTTAGGTATATCAGGACATATAATATCTACATATTTTGCAACATTTGTATTACCAGTTAGATCGTTTTCACCTATTTGTGTTATGTAAAAATCTACCGGTTTTACACCGCATACCTGTGACATTTCTTCTAAATGTAAATTTGATTCGAGTGTAAGATCTACACTAAACGTATTATTTGTTCCTTTTACATATTCAGAATCTATAATAATATATTGAACTTTTTTAGGTAAATCCTGGAGTGATACCATCTTGTATGTATAATATAAAAAAATAATGATAAAAAATAGTAATGTATACATTTTATTCAAGTGTATGTAATTTATTAGCACCGAAACCAAAAATTAAAGAAAATGAAATGTCTCGATCTGTAAGATTATGTGATTATGATTATATTACTACAAAAAATGAAGCTAACGAAACTGTAATTTTAGAAGTTCCTAAAAAACCTAAGTACAAAAGTTATTTTTAAAAATGTAAAATGAAATGGATGACTATATCGCCTTACACACGTACGACTACATTCTCTCGTTTTGTCAAGCGACAAACGAACTCCCAGAAGATATACAAAGGGTTATCTGGGACAAAGTCAATAAATACGACTATTCTAATGTCAAGTGTCCCGGAGCACCCAAAAAACAAAAATACGGTATGGGAGAAAAAACTGAGCGACTCAATAAACTTATTCGGAAATGGAGAGAAATGTACGGAACTCTATGAATCTGCTTACAGTGATTTTTGTTTTACTGAATTTGAGTTAAATAATATTAATATGTATGCATATGAATTATCACGCTCTAAATACAGAGAATATCAAAATTATAAAAGAGAACTTGCATATAACAAAGCGTTCGGTATTTTATGGGAAGTATCTCCATTAACAACCGATGACTTCGTTCACGAAGATAAATTACTCGAACTACAAGTTCGTTTACATGAATCGATAGAGAGATGTAAAGATTTTGATAAAAAAGAACAAAAGTTTAAAGAAAATATACTAGATAAAATGTAATGATATGTATACAGTCTACTATAATAAACCCAACTAAAAAAACAAAAAGAAGTGTTTGTCACGTAAAAAGACGTAAAAGTATTTCGGAATACGAATCTATAAAAAATCGTTTAAAACATAATACTTTGCAGTTTGGTAGTGTATATATAGGATATAATTTCATTGGGCATGAACCAATAGATGGTTTATCAGCGTGTCTTGGTGTATTATCTTCTTATGGGTATATAACTTTACTTTCAAATCACGTTGATACTATCGAGAAAGGTAACACTTTTCCTAAGCAATTTTTACCACCTATTTGTATAGCTGCTTTTGAATCTATATGGAATTCAAATCCCGATGTACCATTTCATTTCAATTGCAGTGTATCTCTTTTTGGTTTTTTTGTGTATAAAATTGCTCTTTTAACACTGTCATATAACATTGTTAAAGAAGACCTAAGTGACGAAGAAATGATAGATAATATAAAATGAAAAATGTCTCTTCTTTATGAACTTACAAAGCAAACTGTTGAACTTGAAAGACTCGAAAAACTCGACGGGGTTTTATCGAGCTTTAGAACGGATAAATTTGCACACGGTACACCTTCACAAGTGTATGGTATAAGACCAAAAGATAATTTTCCCAGAGAATGTAATCCTAAACGCCTTAATCATATCGCGTATATCGGTGTATCTGCTTTTAATGATAAACTTCACATGATTGACTTTATGTACGAAGAGAAATATGAAAATGGGACTCGAATGGGTATTATCGAACCAGCACTACGAATGTTGGCAAAAGATGAGTTGAACACAATGATTGCTCCGAGACAGGTCCCCGGGGAATGGGTTGATTTTTGGATGAATTATTTTAAACATGAATTTAAATGTCAGAAAACTTTAATGCAATTTGTTGAAAAATACAATCTTTATGGGAGTATTGATTGGACGGAACTTTACAACACGTTCAGTGAAGATATGGACTTAAACAATAGCATCTAATATGTAATATACAAACATGCTCACGTACGAACTTCTTAAAAACTGCACCTCTATTGTCGAACTTTCTGATGTTAATGAATTATGCTCGGATCTAGTGGGTAAAAATTGTAAAGTGTATGGTTTACGTGCCGATTTTGGATACCCTGCGCATCTTATTCCTAAAAATACATACAAATACATTGCATACATTGGTATTTCAAATAGAAAATTAAACACGTCTTATGGTCAAGTTCAATTTATTGACTTTTTTTACGAACCAAAGTCGCCGATACATAACAAAACTATTGGTATTTTAAACTATTTTTTCGATCTGTACATTGAAAGTGAAAAGGATATCCTTAACCAATGCGATTATAAAAACGGGGAGGAATTTACGGTTGAACTCTTTCCGAGTAAAATTACAAAAAAGAATTTCAAGTTTTGGAAAACGTATCTCGATGATGAATACGATGTAAACGATAAAATTTCATATAACGATTTTATGGACGATTATGAGATTGCGAGTCGTGTCGATTGGGATACATTATACGATGAATTACCGGGTAATATTGATGATTTGGATAACGAAAGTGAATATCATTCAGAATCCGAATCCGAACTCGAAGAAGATGAAATATAAACCTAAGTACGAGATGATACGAATACGTTCAGAAAAAAAAATGCGTCCAAATTGTCTTTACGAAAACTGTCTTTGTCGCCAGGGAAAAACTGGATTTTGTGTAAAACACCGTGATATTGGAGAGGCTGTCGAAGCCCTTTTACTTTTAAGAAAAATAACAAACCTAAGTTGTAATAAAACAAAATAAAAACTAATACATTAAAAATGGAAGCTCTCACCTCGTTAATGCAAACCCTCGACCTCAATTCTAAGATAATTTCTGAAGGTGATTATCTTAAAATGTGTGATTCTATAAAAAAAATTCACGATTATATCAAATACGAATCCGAGTCTGAAAGTGAAGACGAAGAAGAATTTAGAATTCGACGTGTTGATATACCTATACCTTTTTCACCTGTTACTAGACTACCCCCTTTTGGAGATAATCTCGATGATCTTACAATATACGATACAACACCGCCACCATCAGCTTCGAGACGTGGTGATTTTGTGCATGTGGATTTACCACCTATACAAACACCTCCACCACCTGTTCCAGAACCTTTACGTGATTATGTATTGGAAGATAATCTTATTGAAGTAAATAGACTAATTCACGAAACATTAAAAAAAATGGAAAAACTTAAACATAGACGAAATGTGACAAATGTTGTTCGTGAAGAGGCTGTGAAACGACGCGCCCGAGAACTTGGTATTCGTTTACGAAATTATACCGTACATGCACTTTTTGATGCTGGACACGACGTTGGTGACAGGCGTCTTTTTTTTAGAACTTACCTGGAAGATTACAATGATGATATAGATAGACAATACGAAGAATTGTCTACAGAATTAAAAGAGCTTGAACATGAAAAATCATTGATTATAGATGATCTTATAAATTTTTAATTAAATATCATTTTACACCACTTTTCATTAATATTGCCGAAAGGCGAATACTCAAACAATAAATGTATTAACGCGCCTGCTAAAATTAGAACACCCGTACCCTTATACACAAATTTCGTAAGACCCGTGACTAAACCTTGTAAAAGAAGACCGATAAATAAGGCTTCCATCAGGACAGTTGTAAAAGAACGCATTTTTTTCTTGTATTATAACATAATATAAAAAAATGAATGGTCAAGATATAGGTTTCGGAATCGTAATTATTGGATTAATTGTTGGTTTGATAATTTGGGCTGTAAGTGTGTCTCGAAAGTCAAACCCAAAGCCACAAATTGAAGTGAAAGAAGAATAAAAATATCACTATAAATAAAATGATACTTTTGATTGTTATCATTCTATTTATCATATTTTTGATTTATAGTATACGTCCCAGGAGCGA